ACTTCACTTGAAACTTCTAGAGAATTAATGAATGCAGATTTATTAAAAGCTAGTGAACAAACTACAGTAGATAAAGAACAATTTTTATTGCTTGAAGATCTTTATGAAACTGTAGAGAAACACCAAGAACTTTTAGATAAAAATATACACAATCAAGTCATGCTAGAGCATGTTGAGAAACAATTAGAAAAAGCATTAAATGATATTGAAAAATTAAAAGATGCTAATAGAGAAATGAAATATACTAATGGTACACACTAATGCAGGAAATTGTTATAGCACTTTTATTAATAGTTAATGGAGAAATTAAAGAGCATAGAATACAAGACTCTATGAGTGATTGCTTGAAAGGTAAGAGAGTTGCTTCAAGAGGTGCTTCAAAAAATATAGAGTACCAATGTATAAAATCAATGGCAATAACAGAAATTTATATGGGTGAAAAATCTATAAAATCACTTATACTAGAATAAATTATGGCATACAAAACAGCAGCATGGCAACGTAAAGCAGGAAAGAACCCTAAAGGTGGATTGAATGCTAAAGGTAGACGTAGTTACAACAGAGCTACTGGCGGCAATCTAAAAGCACCAAGTAAAAAGGTAGGCAACAAAAGAAGAGCTAGTTTTTGTGCGAGAATGAAAGGCATGAAGAAGAAACTAACTTCAAGAAAAACTGCAAGAGATCCTAATAGTAGAATTAATAAAGCCTTGAGAGCTTGGAATTGTTAGGCGACCATATTTCAGATCGCCTTAATTTAGATTTAATCTATTCTTTTCTTTTCCCAACTATTAGGATGTATTTTATATTTTTTTTCAATAACTTTTTGAATTGAGTGCCAGATTTGACTTTCTAATTTTTTATCTGGTTCTTTAGAAGTATCAGTAACTCCATAATCAACAAAACCACTCCTCTCAGTTATTTTAATAGTAATAGTTTTTTCACTTACTATTTTATTTTGAAGATCAAACATTAAATTCATTGCCAAATCTATTGCTGGTGATCCACTTTTTACTTTTTTCATATTTACCTTTCAGTTGTTTTTATAAATTAATTATATCCGATTTGTATATTTAATTCAATAACCAATTTGGCTACATGATGTCGCAGTTATCTGTTGTAGTTCTGCAACACTTGTTGTATTCTTGCAACAAAATGAAAAAAAACAAAACTTGGAATAAATCTAAGAATAGAACATTCATCTGTGGTTATTGCGATTGGTGTAAAAAAGAACTATTGAGTGATGAAGGCGGATGGATTATAAACTTAGAACGCAAATATTTTTGCCATAATGGTAAAGATGAATTGTGTTTTGATAAATATATAAACCATAAAAAGGAGAACAATTATGCCAATGGTAGGAAAGAAGAAGTTCAGCTACACAAAAGCTGGTAAGAAAAAAGCAAAAGCATACGCTAAGAAAAAAGGTATGAAGATGAAGAAAGCAAAAGGTTACTAATGCCAGGAAAAAAATATTCAGCTAAACAAAAAAAGATTGCTAGAGTTGCAGGTAATCCAAACAAATTAGAAGCTGCTGACTTTAGAAAACTTAGAATGAGTAAGAAAAAAAATGGCAAAAAGAAAAAGTACAGTTAATAAAGCAGGAAACTATACTAAACCTGGTTTAAGAAAAAGATTGTTTCAAAGAATTAAATCTAGTAATGTACAAGGTACTGCTGCTGGTAAATGGAGTGCAAGAAAAGCACAACTACTAGCAAAAAGATATAAAGCTGCTGGCGGTGGGTATAGATAATGGCATTAGCTAAATCACAACGATCACTTAAAGCGTGGGGTAAACAGAAATGGCGAACAAAATCTGGGAAAAAATCATCGGTTACTGGAGAGCGTTATCTTCCAAGTGCAGCGATCAAAAGTTTATCTGCTTCAGAATATGCAAGAACTACTGCTGCAAAGAGAAGAGCTAAACGTAAAGGTAAACAACACAGTAAACAACCTAAGTCTATTGCTGCAAAGGTAAGAAGATACAGACAGTTTAGTTAGAGTTTGCATTTTCAATTAATCTTGCATACTCAACCCAAATAGTTTGGTCTAAACTCCAATATCTTTCTTTGTTTGCTTTCATATTTATTGAATGCAAAACTGTAGTATGATCTTGATTAAAAATTTTTCCAATATTATTTAAACTCATTCTATATTTTTCACTTAATATATTGTGAATAATACTTCTTGCTCGAACTAAATCTTGAGTTCTATTCTTACTTAACAAATCATTTTTATTTACTTCACACATGATACAAACTCTATTTATTAAAGAATCAATCTCATCTCTTTTAGGTCTGCCAAACTGATAACCAATAATCTTTTTTAAATTTTGCTGTGGTCCATTAATTGTTTTTGTAATATTTTTTTCTGCTAGTTGATAGCCATCCTTAAATCCTACTTCATAAAGTTTTTTTTCTCTTTCTGTTAAAAGATAATAAGCTGATTTAACTTTATATATAAAATCATTGTTGTTTAATTTAGTAATGTATTTTTGATAAATCTCATTTATTGAAGTCATTAATCCCCTACAGTTTTTGTTGTTTTTTTAATTTGAACTAACGATTAAGCGTTAGCTCTTTTAGCTTCTGCGTTTTCGATCTTAACTATTCTATTCCAATGCTTCGGTATTCTTTTAAAAGCATGGAGAGTTTTTAAACATTGACCAGAATCTTTATGTTTCAAGATCAACTGAAACTCTTTCTCTAGTTTATCGTAAAGACGCAATCTACTGTTGCTCTTCATCCTTCTCCTTTTTTACTTTTGTAAAATCTAATTTAATATTTTCGATCTTACATTCTACATGTTCTCCTTGTGCGTTAGGATCAGCAGCTTTCTCTGTACTATCAAATCTTTCAACAAGTACGAAACTTGCCTCGCCAGATTTAATTCGTAAATATTTACTCATTTTTATCCCCTTTGTCTATATCTTTCTTGTGTAAGTTAAATGCCATATCGTTGTAGATAGATAAGTCTTGATAGTTATCTGACTTAAAACCCTTGGTACTTCTAAATAATTTAAGTGTTACCATTAGCTGTGCGACTTGATGTGGTTTTATTTTTTTCTTTAAATTGGCGGCTAATATTAAAGTAAATAGCTCTGCAAGTACAGTGAAATTGTATTGATAATCTCCGTAATCTTTTTCTCGATCTTGGATTATCTTTTTCTTAATCTCGTTACTAATTTCTGTTACTTTCATATTGTTTTAAAAGGTGTGCCAAGGAAAAACAAAGAGGGAGCTACAAATAGAAAGGGAAAGAGTAGCATGATTCAACCCTAAAAAACCTCGACACACCATTGAACTATAGAGTTATAAACAATTATCTATAGTTACTTTGTTTATATCCAGATCCTTGACCTTTTGCAAATCTATTGTTTCCAAAAGATTGCTGTTGACCGCTAGGTTTGGCAGCTGAACCTGTATTTGATGGTGTCAAGACAACATTTATAATTCCTGTGGGATTACCTTGGTCATCAAGATCATCAAATCCTGCTTGATTGTACCACTCATCTCCAATCTTAACTCCAAGTCTCCATGTTTTTCCTGGAGGACTTTTTGGATTGATAGGTGCAACAAATACTGGTCTGTTGTCTCCTGCTTGTTTGTCTTTGTTATGTGTAAGTTTTATATATATCTTATCACTCATATTATATTACTCCTTGGTTTAGTTTTGTCTCATGTGTTTCATATAGATCAGTAATCTGTCTGTACACTCGGACATTGTTGTTAGGATCAAATAAGTCTGGATTTTCTTTTCTGAATTTCCTTAATGCGTAAATATCATTTATAGATTTTATCGCATCTCTTACTTGATTCATATCGATGTTCATATCGACATGACCTGTACCACTTACTTTTTGTTGTGGAATATTGTTTGTTGGTTTAGTTTGTTTAAAAGGTTTTGCCTTGTAACCATCCTCATTATCTAAACCTGTTTTTAAATTAAGTGCATTTAAGAATGCGTACTTCTTAGCATAAGACATACCATTACCAGTACCAAACTTATCTAAGTTTCCCATTGCACTACATCCATTAATATCAACATAACTGTCTGGTTCTTCAATGTCATGTATTCTCATAGAACAAGTAACCATGACAAAATTTTCATTGACATGATTGGTGTAAGTACAGACAGGATACAATCCATTGTTTAACAATGCCTCCATCGCCACCTTCTGCACCTCATCATGTTGTAAAGGATTGAAGTGCATACCAGGAACTTTCTTTCCCTTTGCCACACCTCCAGCTTCACAAGCTGCTTTATGTAGTTTTTGATAGATATTTATTTTCATGCGTCTAACCCCCATAGTTGTTTTATTTGTTGTTTTTGTTGTTGTATTAAATCCCTATAATAAAAAGGATGATTTAATTCTGGTGGTTCTGCAAAGTGTGCTAGTTTATTTAGATCACCTTTACAGAATATAATTAGTTGTTCCCATGATAATAATTTTTTAGTCATAAGATTATATTGTTCTTCTAAATAATCTTTTGATAAAAGCTCATGGCTATCATCAAATATGATATAATCTTTTTCATTTACATAAAATAAAAATGGTTTTCTTTTTGTGCAGTGATAATAAAAAGATACTTGACTTGCATGTAAAGTATCTGGTTCGGTTGGTAAATTTGTTGTAGCAAGATAGTATTCGTCTTTACCTTTTTTCTTTCTTAAAGTTGGTGGTTTTGTTTTAGCCTCACCGATTGCACTGTTGCTTTCATAATCTATACGACCAATAATATCATGTATCATTTCTTTTAGTTTTGATGCTACATATCTTTCAGCGACTAACTTTTCGTTACCAAATATTTCTTGTAATACTTTGAATATATTTTGTATTGTTTGGTGTGCTGCTTCTAGCATAGCTTCTCTTGCTATGTTGTCTTTATCGTCAACTGGTTCGCTGTCTTTATTTATTTTTGTAAGCTCTTGATTGAACACATCATCATAATCTTTGTTTGCTAATTGTATTTTTTTATCACCTTCATAAAGTATTTCACATTTTAATCTTTGAGCTGTGTTATTTGTAAGATTACCAAAGGGTGCTTTGTATCTAATCTTGAATGACCTTCTAACTTCTTGTGGTAAAGAGTAGTTAATTAACAATCGAGTAAAGTTTTGCGAGCTGCTAGGCGACCAATGGTCTAATCCTTTACCACCATTAAAATTATTAAAATATTCTTTCATTTGTTTTTCAATACAAATAACATAAATTAATTTGTTGTCAAACAAAAAAACCATGCTATATAAATACACATAGTATAATTAAACAAAGGAGAAAACATGACGCTAAAAGAATGGCGTAAAAAAGAAAACATATCACACTATAAATTAGGAACTATGCTTGGATTTAAGTCAATTAATCCCGCGACCAACTCCCAACGCTACTGCCTCGAAAGTAAGGAGAAAAGATTTCCAAGACCAGATGTTGTAAAAAAAATTTTAGAAGTAACTAAAGGTAGAGTAACCATTGAAGATCTTTACAAAGCGTGGTGGAATGAAACAGCAAAATAAATTTAAATATAAACGAGTAAAAATATATTGGTTAGATATTGTAACAAACCCAGAGTGGACAAATTTAGAAAAAGCAAAAAGCGAAGTGCCATCAATATGTGAAGATACAGGTTATTTATTGTATAAGGACCAGAAGAAACTAATCATTTTTGCATCGCATAGTTTTGATGATGATGGAACATTAACAGTTGGCAACACTACAGTATATCCACGATCTGTTGTGAAAAAGATAGAGGTATTAAAGTGATAGATTTGAATGAGCTTGTTAGAAAAAATATTATTATAATTATGAATCAAAAAAAAATAACAACAACATTTATTATTTCAAAAACTAAAGGCAGTAATGATAGTATTTATAGATATTTAAGAGGAACGAGAACAATATCTCTTAAAATATGTAGTTTTTTTGCTGATGTTTTAGATGTTCCAATTCAAAAATTATTTGATGAGGATAATTTTAATAAATTTAAAGATATTTTTAAATTACCATATAAAAATTATAACAATAAAAATAATAGTAATAAAAGCACAGATGAAAGAGATAATTCTATTTATTTTTTTAGAAAAATATCTTCAAATAAAAAAACATTACAAACTTTAGCAGATGAGTTCAACATCTCAAGAGAACGAGTAAGACAAATAGAAAATAAATTACAGGAGCAACATGACAAATGATAAAATATTTGATGAGATTGGATGTCCTGATGAACTTAAAAAATGTCAAGCTGAATTAAAGAGACAAAAAAATTTTATAAAAAAACAATCTGATATAATACTTGCTTTGGAAAAAGATATAGAACTAAAAGATAATTTAATTTTAGTATTAAAAAATAAGTGAGTGTTAAAAAATATAAAATAAAAATATGTGATAGAAAGGATATAAAAGATTTCATAGAAACTTGGCATTACTCTAAAAATATTAATGGTCTTAAA